TTACCTTTGCATTTGGATTATACAAAGGTCATTATACTTATCCTATGGTGGCGCAATTTTCAACTGGAATATTGGCGCACTTTTCAATTAGTATCTACAGCCTATGAGATGCTGTGCTGGTGTATTGAAAACGGATATGTTGAAAAGGAGGGTAAATAATGAAAGCGAGAATAAAAGAGACTGGAGAAATTATCAATATTTCTGATTACGCACGTGTCACACTTGATAAGTGTGATAGTTACGGGAATCCTATTGAATTAAGTTTTGATGAGGTTGAAATACTTCAAGAAAGGTCTGATAATATTGATTGGGAACAGAGGCGTTACGAACTGGCGAAAGCTGCCATGCAAGGAATACTAAGCAATGAAGAAGAAGTTGGTTATGCCTGTTCCGGAGCAACATATAAAGAAAACGAGAAACATACAGTACCTAAAGCTGTTGCTCAATTTGCTATTGCTTGCGCCGATGTGCTAATTAATGAATTGAAAGGAAAATAATCATGGATATAGAAGAAGCAAAAAACAAGAAAGCGAAAGCCGAAATGGAGATAGCTCATATTTTGGAAAAACTTGAAGCCGAGACAGGCATGAATGTTAATGTTATATATCCGGTACGGCAATATGCAGAGTCGAAACTAACAGTCGAACCCGCAGAGCACATAAAAGTGAGTATAACTTTAACGCTATAAGTTATGGAACGATATAGGATTATACAAGGTCAGGGATATAACGGTTGTATCCCTATAACAGTATATTGGGTTCAGGTACGAGAAGATGGCTTATTTTCTGATAAATGGAGAAACATAAAAGGCTTTGATACATATAAAAGAGCGAAAGAATTACTTGAAATTTTGAAAGGGAAATAACCATGGAAATAAAGAACGTAGGACAACTTAGAAAAATAATTGAGAATCTTTCCGATGATTACGAAATAGAGATGCGTGTCAGACGCAAATTAACGGATGAAGAATTGAAAAATTGCAGATACCCTTATCCTTACGATACAGAGTATTTAATTCTTGAATTTGATGATATAGGTGTGTCTGACAAAGTATTATGTTTGGGTGTAACTTCTAATAGATGAACGGTATGAAAGTAAATAACGGAATAATAATAGACGGAGTGCTGCATGAAGCGGTACAAGATAATATTCATTGCGCCTCATGCTCTCTGTACGAGAAATGCGCAGAGGTGAACTACACAGCATGTATAACCGATTTGTTTAGCTGTGGCGGTTTTATCAATCGTGGCAAAGTGACAGATATTAAGATAGATAAGGAGGAGTGAACTATGACCGAAGAACTCGTAACATTAGAGACAGCAAAGCTACTGAAAGATAAAGGGTTTGATTGGAAGTGTGAACACATAATAGGCTGCAATAAGGTTATTACAAAATATGACCTTCCGCAAAGTATGTCGTGTTGTACGGAAATAGATGACGAATCAGTTGAATTTTTGTGTCCAACATTGTATATCGCCCAAAAGTGGCTGCGTGAAATAAGAGGTGTGTATGTATATGTAGAACCTGTTATTGGGAAAAGATGGAAGCTTTCTTTTTGTGATTTCAATGTTCCAACAGAAGAAAGCGACTGGATGGAGAACGAAATAAACAAAGGGAATGGCTATAAAGTATATGACACCTACGAGGAAGCACTGGAAGCCGGGATACAAGAAGCGTTAAAACTTATATGATTATGAAAGCAAACCTAATATTTTTTCTTGCGATACTCATCATATCAGCATTATTCATCGGTCACTTCCGACTGACATTCTCACCGTTCAGTGTATCCTTTCTCTATTGGCATAGGACTGTAGGAGTTATTCTTATCGTTGCAGGATGCTTGGTTTACAACATAGGTGAGCATATATCAGGCTACAAGAAAGGATTGAATGAAGGCATGGAGATTGTTTTGAAAGAGTTAAAAAAAAGATACAATGAAGAAGATAATGTTCAATGATAAATACAGTCTAACCCAGGCTGTATTGGATGGTCGGAAAACGCAGACAAGAAGAATCATTAAGTGTCCGAAAGCATATCAAGAAAATCCTGCTGGATGTTTTAGGATTACTGAATCAGATGATGTTAGCCCCCTTTTTGAGATTCTTGTATATGATAAGGACTGTAATAACTTTGTTCCAATGTTTATTCAGCCGAAGTACAAGGTTGGTGGAGTTTTTGCCATTGCACAATGTTATGAAAGTTTAGGGATGAATCCCGAAATTGCACTTAATGATAGGGACGGAATAGGATTTTATACTAAAACTAAATTCGCACCCGGTTGGAAAAATAAAATGTTTGTCCGCGCTGACCTCATGCCCCATCATATCCGTATTACCAACATCAAAATCGAAAGATTGCAAGACATCTCCGATAAAGATTGCTTGAAAGAAGGAATTTACAAAGGACAATGCGGAAGTGCAGATACACATTTTATGGATGTTTATTATTATAAAGGGGACATTCAGCCTTATTGCACCCCTCGTGAAGCCTTTGCCGCCCTCATAGATAAAGTCTCCGGCAAAGGTACATGGGCATCCAATCCTTATGTTTTCGTATATGAATTTGAACTGATTGATTAAAATTATTATGGATAATATAGGATTAAAGATTAACCTTAGGGAGAACGATAATAGATGGTGTGAATTAGTTAGTAGAAATATATGAGTAAAAAGAAAATATACATAAGCCTTCCGATAACCGGTCAACCCATAGTTGAGGCCAGAAAGAAAGCACAAGCGATAAAGACCGAAATATCAAAAATGGGACATGTTGTGATTACTCCCTTTGATGTATGCCCGAAAAAAGATATGCCTTATTCTTATTATATGGGAAAGGATATTATGGCATTGCTTGAATGTGACGCTATCTTGATGATGCCAGGATGGAGTGCAAGCAAGGGATGTATGGCTGAGTTTGAAGTTGCAAAAATATATAATAAGGAACTGTTATTTTTTAATGAATTAAAAGAATCATGCCTGAAGATATAGCTATTAAGTTTGATACGTCTTTCTACATGGCTACAGGCAAAAGCCGCCACGATACGACTTGGAAGACAAAAGTATGGACTTGGGGAGAATTTGTGAGAAAAGCGTCGAAAACTATCCGGACGGATGAGAGACTGGATGTGTATATGCACGAGAAGAAAATCCGTCAGGATGAAATTAAGGATAAAGGCGGATTTGTTGGCGGTATCCTTAATGGAGGACGCCGCCTCCGAGGAAAAGTGACGTCAAGACGTATCCTTACGTTGGATATTGACTTCGGAAAACCGGATACATGGGCTATGTTTTGCATGCTATACAATTGCGCTGCGTTGGTGTACTCCACACACAAACACACACCGGAGAAACCTCGTCTGCGCTTGTGTATACTGCTTGACAGGGACGTCACCGTAGATGAGTATGAAGCTATCGGCCGTAAGGTGGCGGAAACCATAGATATCGACCAGTTTGATCGGACTACTTTCCAGGCGGAGCGGATGATGTATTGGCCGTCCACAGCAGCTGATGCCGAGTTCTATTTCCGTTACATAGACGCCCCCGCGTTATGCGCTGATGAGGTATTGGCATCCTACAGAGACTGGAAAGACACATCGTCGTGGCCAAGACCGGCAGATGAATTGAAGGATATTAAGTTGAGTATCGATAAGGCAAAAACACAGGAAGACCCGCTGGCCAAGACCGGAATAATCGGTGCTTTCTGTAGAACTTATACCATAGAAGAGGCTATTGACAAATTCCTTCCGGATATTTATCTCCCATGCGACGTGCCTGGGAGATATACTTATGCTTTGGGAACTACTGCAGGCGGTGTAGTGCTATACGATAATGTCTTCAGTTATTCTCATCACTCCACCGATCCGGCATGCGGGATGTTGTGCAATGCATTCGACTTGGTACGTGTGGAGAAGTTTGGCCACTTGGATGCGGATGTGAAGGATAAGACGAATATTACCAAGAGACCGTCCTTCATCGCCATGGAGGAGTTTGCGCTTAAAGACAGAGATACGGTATCGTTGATGACCCGTGAAAGGATAGCGTCGGCATGTGGGGATTTTGCCAACGTGGTGACGGATATGGAAGAACCGGACGATAACTGGCTTGATATGTTGGAACCTGCAAGGAAAGGTGGTTTTTTGGCTACCTATGAAAACATAAGGCTGATTATCTCTAACGAGCCATTGCTGAAAGGATGCTTTGCCTACGATACATTCAACGAGAGACCGGTGTTCAGGAGGCTGCCTCCGTGGCGCAGAAAAGGTGACAGTGAACGATTCATCCGTGACGATGATGAAGCCAACCTGCGCATCTTTCTTTCCCGTGAGCCGTGGCGTATAGAGGGCAGAGGAAAGATAGAGGACGCTATGGACGCTGTCTGTCGTGATAACGCTTTCCATCCGGTCAAGGAATATCTGGACGAACTTACATGGGATGGTGTGCCGAGGCTGGATACGCTGTTCGTTGACTACCTTGGGGCGCCGGATACGGAACTGAACAGATGGATCACACGGCTGGCTTTTACAGCGGCAGTGTATAGGGCTTTCGAGCCGGGCACGAAGTTTGACCAGATAACAGTCATCGTTGGTACGCAGGGGTGCGGCAAGTCAACCTTGCTGGAGAAGATGGCAGTGAATCTGGAGTGGTTCTCGTCATCCATGCCGTCTCCCGATGAACCGGTCAAGGCTGCCAGCCACCTGCGGGGTAAATTCATCATTGAGATTGGTGAACTTGTGGGATTCAGGAAGGCCGAAGTGGAAGCTATCAAGAACTTCCTATCCAAGACATCCGATGATTTCCGTCCGGCATATGGCAAGAATGAGGTACATCGGCTGAGACAGAACATTTTCTTTGCCACGACCAATGAGGATGAATTTCTTCGGGATGTTACCGGAGAGCGACGATATTGGCCAATACAAGTGAGTATGAACAAACCAAAGTATAATTTGTGGGCGGACCTCACAAGTGATGTGGTAGGGCAGATATGGGCCGAGGCTGTTACGCATTACAGGAATAGGATTCCGTTGGTGTTGCCGCCCAGTTTGTGTGCCGACCTTCTGACGATACAGAACGATTATAAGGTGAAGGATGAATGGCAGGGACTTATCGAATCGTTCCTGGAGAAGAAGCTCCCAACCAACTGGTACGGCATGACGCCGAAGCAGAGAAGGTCTTATTTCGCTAATGAAGATATGCTTAGTGCGGAGGGCGTGCTGGTACGCACATCCGTGTGTGCCAAGGAGATTCTTAATGAGTGTGTGGACCTGGGTGTAGTCAATACTAGTGACAAGGGAAACAGCTATCGTGTGTCATCATGTATGAAAAAAATTGACGGATGGAGGCGGAATAAGTTACTGTCTGATGTAGGGTATGGCCGACAAAGGGTATGGACCCGAGAAAATGTAAATGATACAAAGGATAGTACGAGTATGGATGTTTTTGTCTGAAAATGATACAATGATACAACCTCGAAAGTGGGTATGTATCATAGTTGTTTCAATATAAAATGCTGTAAAATAAAAAGTTAATAGTTAATGATACAAGGATACAAGAATTTTATATATATATATGAGATTAGCATATTAAATATATATGCTAAGTATGCTAAAGGGGGTATTTATAAAGAATGGGGTTTGTGCATGCACAGTTGTATCATTTGAATTTTCCGGGTGACGGCTCCTAGCCATCGGGACGTATTAGCGAACACGATATGAAGAAGGTAAATAAAATTGATATTGACAAGCCGGTGAGCGAGAAGCTCCTTGAGAGGAAACTCAGGGAGGGGGTAAAGGCTTTGGGCGGTGTAGCGCTGAAGTTTTCCTCACCGTACCATCGGGGCATCCCGGACAGAATAGTGCTGAGGGCCGGGCGGTGTTACTTCGTTGAATTGAAGACGACCGGGAAGAAGCCGACCAAGCTGCAGGAGAAAGCGATAAGCGACCTCAAGGGACTGGGCTTCGATGTGAGAGTGATTGACAGACAGAGTGAATTGAACAGGTTTTTGGAGGATGTGAAAAATGGATGAGCGTAATTTGCATGGGTATCAGAAAGCGGCAGTGAGACATATCATCGAACATCCGGCTGCCGGATTGTTTCTGGAGATGGGATTGGGTAAGACAGTATCAACGCTGACCGCCGTCAATATCCTGATGAATGAATACCTGGAAGTAAGCAGGGTGTTGGTGATAGCGCCGAAACGGGTGGCCGAGGATACATGGACATCGGAGTGCGCCAAATGGGACCACCTGAAGCACCTGCGGGTATCCGTGATGCTCGGATCGGAGAAAAAGAGAATCGAAGCGTTCCAGCGTGACGCCGACATCTATGTGATCAACCGGGAGAACGTGGAATGGCTGGTGGCAAAGTGGAACGGGTACTTTCCATTCGACATGGTGGTGATAGATGAGCTGTCGTCCTTCAAGTCCGGGAAATCGAAGCGTTTCCGTGCGCTGCGGTTGGTGCGTCCGAAGGTTAACCGTATCGTCGGGCTGACGGGGACACCGGCACCCAACGGGCTGATGGACCTGTGGAGCCAGCTGTATCTTTTGGACATGGGCGAGCGGTTGGGGAAGACCATCACGTCATATCGTATGAAGTATTTCAAGCCGGGACGTACCAACGGGCAGATTGTGTATGATTACAAGACGCTGGACGGTAGCGAGAAGGCCATCTACGACAAAATAGGCGATATCTGTATCAGTATGAAGGCCGAGGATTATCTGGAATTGCCGGAGCGAATAGACCGCGACGTGAAGGTGAGGCTGACATCCGCGAATCGGAAGCGATACGACGAATTCGAGAAGGAACAGATCCTTCAGTTACCCGAGGAGGACGGGGACATATCAGCTGTCAATGCGGCAGCACTTACGAACAAGTTGATGCAGTTCGCTAACGGTGCCATCTATGATGCAGACCACAACGTGCATGAAATACACCAGGAGAAGCTGGAGAAATTGGAAGAAATCGTTGAGGCGGCCAATGGGCAACCGGTCCTGGTATTCTATGCGTTCAAGCATGACATATACCGTATCAAGGAGCGGCTGAAGAAATACCATCCTGTTGAGATTGGAGGTAGTGACTGCATCCGTGCATGGAACAGAGGGGAGATACCACTGATGCTGGCACATCCGGCAAGTGCCGGTCATGGACTGAATCTGCAAGCTGGTGGGAATATTGTAGTGTGGTTTTCTCTTCCATGGAGCTGCGAACTATACCAACAGGCGAATGCGAGATTATACCGACAAGGGCAGACCAAGCCAGTGATCATTCATAAGCTGATGGTTGACGGCACCATTGATGAAGATGTAATCAAGGCCCTCGGTGGTAAGATGGACAGGCAGGAAGCGTTGATGCAAGCAGTCAAGGCGCGCGTGGACAAGTACAGACGAAAGTAAAGTTATATTTTTCGATATCAGGTAGTTGGAAGTGTCGGACAAAAGGGCTATTTTTACGGATAACTTAAAACTTATGACCTATGCCAGCCAAGAAAAGACTATCCATTCGATTCGATGACCATACACTGTTGCAACTCTCTGAGGTGTGTGAGATGACCGGAGCTAAACTGTCGGTTATCGTGCGTGCTTTCATACATAACAGCCTGGAACAAATCACAGACCAAGAAGGACGAATCAATCTTCCGGAGTATGCCAGAAAGGGTACATAAGTGTCATCTAGAAGTGGCCAACATCATAGCCCAGAATTATGATAAACTGAAGGCGAGGTGCTGGCATCCGGATACTGTGGAATACGGCGGATTGAATTACGATGATATATTCCAGGATACTGTGATGTATGTTATCGGAGATGACAAAGCAGCCGCTTGTAAGAGCGATGAGGAATTGTTGGATTGGTTCTGCTATCGCTATAACATGATTCAGTTTAGGACTATTCAAGACTATAGACAATCGAGAATCGTATATGCCGACTATCAACAAACCGAAAAGGAGAAAGAGGATTGACGAGGGTAACCGATACGCTGATGACCGTCGTAAAATATATGCCACCATCCGTTGGCGTAAGCTACGTATGTGGAAGTTGTGTTGTAACCCGTTGTGTGAGATATGTGTGCAGAATGGAAAGATAGTACCTGCAGAAGATGTGCATCATATCGTGTCGTTCATGTCAACGGCAGACCCATCCAAGAGATTGGCGCTTGCTTATGATTACGATAATCTGATGAGTTTGTGTAAGGTGTGCCATCAACGTATACATAATCTGAAATAATAATTATTATTTATATTATTGATAGAGGGATTTATTCGGCTGGTGTTCTATTTTTAATGGTAAATATCTATCATGTGTGCTGTATATATATGCTAATATGGGTATGGGTCGTTTTTTTTTAATAACTAAGTCGAGTTAACCTCATCCGACCCCCATTTACACTAAAGGCATTTTTTGAAAAAAGTCAACTTTTTAAAATGTCGGACGAAAAAGTCGTTTTAGATTGATAAAAAGATCAATGAGAAATGGCAGAATGTAAAAAGAAACTGGTGTTCCGATGCCCAGCCAGCGTCAAGCATGACGAGACGAAGAAAATGATGCTAGGTATTGTACGTATCCTTAATGACAAGGGAATGCTGGATGTCACCGACATACCGCAGTTACATCGAATGGCTACGGCATACGATACGTACCTGAGGTGTTTGGATGTACTTGCCGAAAACGGATATACAATGACGAATGGCAAGGGTGAAACCGTTAAGAGGCCGGAAACCAACATCTTGAAGGAGAGTTGGGCACAGTATATAGAGATTGCTAAGGAGTACGGGTTGACCGCAAAATCCAAGACACGCATCAAGGCAATGGCCAGTGAGGATAATATGGAATCGCCGTTGGATACATTTCTCAAGAAACGTAAGGAGGCGTGCTGATGCAGTCGTCCGTGAAGGCATATTATCAGTATGCTCGTGATGTTGTAGAAGGACGCATCGTAGCGGGTAAACTCATTCGGCTTGCAGTTGAGAGATTCTTCCGTTTTATGGAAGATGACCGTTATGAGTTCATCGAGAATAAGGCTGATGATGTGATAGCCTTCTTTGGCGTATTATCCCACTTCACGGGTCGTCATGCGGGCAAACCGTTTGTTCTGGAGCCATGGCAGCAATTCGTCATTGCAGCAGTATATGGGTTTTATCTGAAGGGTACGGATGAACGGTTGACAAAATACGTTTATATAGAGATTGCTCGTAAGAACGGCAAAACTGCATTCGCAGCCGGTTTGTGTCTGTATCATCTCATAGCTGATGGCGAGATGGACGCTGAGGTGGACCTGGCGGCAAACAGCAAGGAGCAGGCAAAGATTGCATTCAAGTTTTGTTCCCAGTTTGCGCGTGGGTTGGATCCGAAGGGCAAGTACCTGGAGAGTTATCGGGATAAGGTCAAATACAGCCGTATGATATCGCTACTTCAGGTGTTCGCCGCTGATGACAGTAAACTGGACGGTTTCAACGCATCAATGTATCTGATTGACGAGTACCACGCAGCCAAGACATCAGGGCTGAAGGATGTGCTCCAGTCATCTCAGGGTATGCGTGACAATCCGATGGCCGTTATTATCACTACAGCCGGATTCGATAAGTTGGGACCATGCTACCAGTATCGGGACATGTGCCAGGAGGTGCTGCGTGGACTTAAGGAAGACGACACCCTTTTTGCGGCTATCTACTGCATGGATGAAGGGGACGATTGGAAGGAACCGAAGACTTGGGGCAAGAGCAATCCTAATCTCGGGGTGACGGTCAAGCCTAATTATCTGGAAACGCAGGTACGGGCTGCTGTTAATTCGCCATCTGAGGAGGTTGGCGTCAAGACTAAGAATTTCAATCTCTGGTGTGACAGCGAGACAGTATGGATTCCAGAGCATTACATTCTTAAGGGATCGCAGTCTATAGAACTTGAAAAGTTCCGTAATCGTGAATGTTATATGGGGATTGACCTGTCATCAACTAGCGACCTCACTTGTATGGCATACATGATACCGGCATCAGATAAACTGTATTTCGGTGTTAATTACTATCTTCCGGAGGCTGCACTTCAGGAAAAGAGATTTAAGGAACTGTACGGTTCGTGGAGGCGCTTAGGCCTGATTACTATCACACCTGGTAATGTAACCGATTACGACTATATTCTCAACGACATCATGACTCTGCGCGAGATATTATTCATTCAAACTATATGCTATGACCAATGGAATGCCACCCAGTTTACCATCAACGCAGAAGAGAAAGGGTTGCCGATGAAACCGTTTTCTCAAACTTTGGGTAATTTCAATCGTCCGACTAAAGAAATGGAGCGTTTGCTTCTGTCCGGCAGGGCTGTTATTGACAACAACATTATCAACCGCCACTGTTTCCGAAATGTGGTGATGGCAAGAGATAAAAACGGGAATACGAAGCCTTCTAAGCAATACGATGACAAAAAGATAGATGGTGTCATAGCTATGCTGGAAGCCCTCGGTGGATATTTGGATTCACCTCGATACGGAGAGTTTTACTAGCTTTTGTCTGACACAATTTCGGTTTTACGAAAAAAAAACAAAATGAAGATATTCGGATATGAGATTCGCAGGGCCGGTAAGGAGGAACTATCTCGAATTCCTGCGTGGGGTTATAGGGGTAGTTGGCCAGCGTTGACTAGCCGGAGCAAACCGATGCTGCTATCTACCGTGTATCGGTGCGTAGATTTGATATCGGATAGTGTTGCGGTGCTTCCGTTGAAGACTTATCGGGTGGATACTGACGGATTTAAACGGGAGGCAAAAGAACATCCGGTCTATACGTTATTGGATCTTGAACCAAATGAAGACATGACCCGATATGTTTTCTTTAAGACATTAATGGCCTCCGTACTTCTTACGGGAAACGGATATGCCTATATTGAGCGCGATGCTCAGTTACGAGTAGTTCAACTCATCTACATACCGTCTAACCAAGTGACCATTACGTGGATTACAGACCGAAAAGGAATATCTCGTAAGAGGTACCAGGTGACGGGATTTTCATCTTTAGTGGAACCCAAAGACATGATTCATGTTCTAAATTTCTCTTATGATGGCATTATTGGCGTTTCTACTTTGACCCACGCACGTCAGACGTTGGGAATAGCAACCAGTAGCGAGGAGCATGCCGAGGGCTTTTTGCGCAGTGGGGGGTCAGCGGAGTATTAACCGTAGAGGGGGCCCGTCTGAGTAAGGAACAGAAGGATCAGATATACGATACGTGGGATGAGCGTGTGGCTAATCATCCTAACGGCATAGCCGTATTGGAGGGCAATATGCGTTATCAGCCTATTACCATAAACCCTAAGGACTCCCAATTGTTAGAATCTCGCATGTTTAACGTTGTAGATATTTGTCGTTTTTTCTCTGTTTCTCCAGTTAAGGCTTTTGACTTATCGAAATCAAGTTATTCAACCGTTGAAGCAACCCAGTTGCAGTATCTTACTGACACAGCATTGGCCGTAATAACTAAGATAGAACAGGAAATTAACCGGAAAGTGTTTTTACTGTCCGAGATGAAGACTTTGAAAGCTGAATTCGATACATCCGCAATCCTAAGAACGGATAAGGCAGCTCAGGCTGCTTATTGGAAAGACCTTTCAGTCGTAGGAGCAGCTACTCCTAATGAGGTTCGCCGAGAGAATAACCTCCCCCGAATTGAAAATGGAGATAAAGCGTTTGTGCAAGTCAATGTACAGACTTTAGATAACGCAGTTAAGGAAGTTAAGGAAGTTATTTTAACGCGACCTGTTAATTTGTCGGACAAACAAAATGTTAATGGGAAAGAACAGTGATATGGAAGAGAAAAAAGAAATCCGAAATACCTCATTTCAAGTTCAAGTTACAGGGGGAAATGAGGAAAAACGTACTGTCGAAGGTTACGCCATGCTATTTGACACGCCATCTGATGGCTTATCATTCAAGGAAGTAATCATGCGCGGAGCGTTGGATGGGGTGATAGCCAAAAGTGATGTGTTTGCACTGATGAATCACAACCAATCGCGAGGTATTTTGGCCAGAAGTAAGGAAGGGGCGGGTTCATTGGAACTAGAAGTTGACCAGAAAGGTTTGAAGTACCGATTCGAGGCTCCGAATACTCCGTTAGGTGATGAATTACTTGAAAATATTCGTCGTGGCGAGATTACGGAGAGTTCTTTCTGTTTTGATGTGGAGAAAGACACTTGGGAACGTCAGAAAGACGGTTCTTGGGTTCGTACTATTGAGAAATTCGGTGAGTTGTATGATGTTTCTCCTGTATATAATGCTGCCTATAGTAAGACTTCTGTTTATTTGCGTGGAAAAGAACTTGCTGAAGAGGAATTGAGAAAAAAAGAGCAGGAAGTTCCTGATTCTTATTACGAGAATATTGTTGAATCTTTTAACTTTTAAGATTATGCCTAAATTGAAGAGCATTACAGAGTTGAAGGACGAGAAGAAGCAACTTTCTGCTCGTTCTAAGGATGTTATTGAGAAGGCCAAGACAGAAAAGCGCCAACTGTCAGCCGAAGAGAATGAGTTACTTGGCGCTAATCAGCTTCGTATGAGGGAAATCGACCTTGAAATTGAGGAACGTATGGATGAAAACACCTCTCCGGGACGTCCGCATGTAACCCGTCAGGGCGGATTTTTACTGTCACGTGCTATCCGAAACATGGTTAATGGACGTGAACAGCATGAAACGGAAGCCGCTATTATTCATGAAGCGACGCAATACCATAGAATGAGCGTCTCTCAGGTTCCGGATAATCAAGGTATTGTTATTCCGGTCAGTTTGGAAAATCGGTCGGCTTTTACTGCTGCAACAGAGTCGGCAACTGGGGTAGTTATCGACCAAGAACAACAGGAAATGCTGTTGCCGTTACAGAATGCGCTTGTATTGGCACGTGCTGGTGCAAGATTCATGACAGGTCTTCAGGGAGATATTTATTGGCCTTCCTTTAGTGGGGCTAATGTAAGTTGGGAAGGAGAGAATAGTGACGCTAAGGACGGAGCGGGAGCCTTTACTAAAGGCACCACCTATAAGCCTCTTCGTCTGACAGCCTTCGTAGATATCAGCAAACAATTACTTATTCAGGAGAATCAGTCTGTCGAAGCATATATCCGTCAGGCTCTCGCTACTGCGATTGCACAGAAACTGGAGACTACGGCTTTTGGTAAGGGGAAAGACGTGGCTAATACTCCGGATGGTATGTTTGACAGTTCGATGTTGGATGAGATAGTCAAGGGCGACTTGAATTGGGCTAATATTGTGTATATGGAAACCAAAGCAGATACCAAGAACGCATTGTATGGAAATCTGGCATATATTATGCACCCCACGTTGATTGGCAAAGCCAAGACTAAGGTGAAAGATGCAAGTGGTGCCGGAGGTTTTATCTTCACCGGAAACGGTGACGGTATGCTGAATGGTTACAAGGCGCTGCGCACGAATAGCATACCGTCTAAAATTGGAGACTCATCAGATGAATACGGTATAGTCTTCGGTAATTGGGCGGATTATTTCGTTGGTCAGTGGGGTGGTATTGAATTGTTGGTTGACCCGTATACTCAAGCCCTGAAGGGTACAGTTCGGTTGATTGTCAATTCTTACTGGAATATGGGTTTTATCCGTAAGGAGTCATTCTGTATTGCATCAATGAAGTGATGATATGAGCTATCTTGACTTACAGTTGGTTAAGAAACACCTCAACGTAGAGTTGGATTATAAAGATGACGATGACTATATCCAATCTCTCGTTGAGGTTGCCGAAGAGAAAGTGGCTAAGGAATTGTGCATAACTGTTTCGGAACTGGCTTCTATTGACGGTGCCGCGACCATACCGGCACCGTTGAAACAGGCTGTCCTTTTATCGGTCGGCGCATATTATGCTAATCGTGAGGAAGTGACCGCCGTGCAAACTCGACCACTGGAGCAAGGTGTGAAGTATCTTACAGCATTATATCGTAACTACAGCTTATGAGAGCAGGCGAACTGAAATATGTATTGGTGTTCGAGTCTCCAGCTCTAGTAACCAGTCCCACCGGAGCCGTAACAAAGTCTTACAAGGAAGTATTCTGCTGTCGCGCAGGTCGCAAAAAGCAGACTCTGCATCCGACGACGGAGAATGCCTACGAAGAGACGATAAGCCAATCCGTAGTGATGTACACCTATGCCTATCCTCAGATACAATATGGATGCCGTGTCAAGTATGCGGGATGCTATTGGGAAATACGGATGCTGGAACCTGAGGCCAATATGGTTACAATAACACTTAAAAAGATGGATGTATGATACAGGTGAGCGTGGAAGATTTGGATAATGTAAGGTACCTTATTCGGGAATTGGGAGACTTTGAAAAGGACAAGGCTGTGCGGAGCGGACTCCGTGCGGCAGTTGTCTTATTTCGTGCCAAGGGACGGTCTAATTTCCGCGCTCGTCTTCTTCGTCACGGACGGCAGACAAATCACCTATACAACTCATTCACGACAAGGGTAAAAGGATCATCGTTGGGCGCTTTGGCTGGTTTTGACCGTCCAGGAGGTAATCATTCACATCTTGTTGATCTCGGCACGAAGCACCGATATACCCGCCGAGGGGAATATCGTGGCATCATGCCTGGCAATCATTTTTGGAGCGATGCCAAGGAGAGTGAAGAAGGAAGGGCTATGGATGCAGTATATGAGGGCATTCGTAGAGCAGTAGATAGGATTAATTCAAGGAGGTAACAGAATGAACATGTTCCAAGCGACAACGGAGGTACGTGCATTGCTGCTCAATCATGAGGATCTCATGAAACTGGTAGGGGAGAAGATATTCCCTATCCTTGCGCCAGATGGTACAGAGGGCGATTACATAGTCTATCAGCGTGACGGATTCAAGGAAGATGCCACTAAGATGGGAGTGTATGAGCAGATTCCAATAGTATACGTTACAGCGGTTAGCGAGGATTATGACCGCAGCCAGCAGATGGCCATTTACATATACGACGCCTTGGTAGGCGAATTTGCGAATCCCGACATTGCGATACGCTGTGAAGATGCTACCGAGGATAAGGTTGATAATAAATTTGTACAAATAATAAAAATTTCTATTAGGAGGAGATAAAATTATGGCAGGAACTAAATTGGATTCGAGAAATGACATCTACAGAGGTGACTTGTTCGTTTTCGTGGGGGGACAGCCCATAGCCTTCGCATCTAATGCGACATTGGAAGTAACTACGGAGGAAATTGACATCTCTAATAAGATGTTGGGCGACTGGGCCGGGTCATTACCCGGCAAGAAGAGCTATACAGTGTCATCAGAATCATTGATAACTCGTAAAGAGGGTGAAATGAGCTTTGATACGCTGCTGGCGAAGCAGATAGCCGGTGAAACGTTGACTTTTGCTTTTGGCGAGGCAGCGTCAACGGACCGGGATAATTTCGGTGGAACTTTCACTCTTGATTCTGAGAAGGACAACTATACGGGCGAGTTGATGATTACATCGCTCTCCATCACTTCAGAAGCAGGACAGCTCGCTAAATGTTCAGCATCATTCAAGGGTATCGGTGGTCTTAAGTATGTTGCGGGAGTAGAGCTGTCATAACGGCAGGTATTCTTTTCGTTGTTTTTGGGGGTTAACTTGGCTATGCGAAAGGCGGTCCGTGATGGCCGTCTTTTGTTTTAAAAAGTAAATCGTTATGAAGATTAAGACAATCATAAGGTGGGAGCAGTTACGAGGTAAACCATTCAACGGTATCGATATGTCCGATGAGGAGGATGTGGTAGCCTTGTTGTACTGTAGGGCAATCTGCGAAAAAGGGGTGAAATGTACGTTGGCTGTGTATCGGAATACAACATCGAATCATGTACTGTGCAGTGCGCAGATGTCCGCATTGAAGGATGAAGTGGCCATGGTGGGGCAGTTCATGCCGCAGAACGAAGGGAGCTGCGGCAAAACAGACAATATCAGGATAGCCGATATCGTATCCATGCTGGTCATGTCCGGGTTGGATGCCTATTATGCGATGAATGAAATGGAACTGTGCGATATACCGATGTACCTGCTGGCATATGAGAATAAGCGTAAGGAAATCATGGAAGAAAGAAGGCTGTGGACCTATCTTACTATCCTTCCGCATATTGACGCGTCTAAGATGGTCAACGGTGCCAAGGACCTTATCGCTTTCCCCTGGGAGGATAACACCCAGAAGGAAATTAGCGATGAAGATGTCGCACAATTTGAGAGTTTTATGAAAAACGGGTTAAAATTCAAATGATATGGCTGGAAGATTATCATTCAGTATTGCAGTGAATCTGCTTACGGAAAACTTCAAGAAGGGGACGAATCGCGTTAAAGAGTCGTTCCGGTCTATGCAGGCTCAGGCGCTTACTTTCGCGGCTGCTTTGGGAGCTGGTGGTATCGGCTTGAGTAATCTGCTATCCCGGTTTGTTGAGGTGGCAAGGGAGACGGGGCGAGTGACGACGGCGTTGAAGAACGTGTCGGGTAGTGCTATGCGGTTTGCTGGCAACCAGCGGTATCTTATCAATCTGGCGAGAAAGTACGGGCAGGACGTTAATATACTTACCAATAGCTTTGCTAAGTTTACAGCTACGGCCACATCATCGGGCATGGCTATGGATGAACAGAAGAAGGTGTTTGAATCTGTATCCCGGGCCGTATCGGCATTCAGTTTGAGCGCTGATGACAGCAATGGCGTATTTTTGGCCATATCTCAGATGATGGGTAAGGGTAAGGTCAGTTCTGAAGAACTGCGCCTGCAACTGGGCGAAAGACTGCCTATAGCCATGCAAGCCATGGCCAAGGCAGCGGGTACTACTGTAGCGGGTTTAGATGATTTAATGAGGCAAGGCAAGCTAATGAGCGCAGATGTGCTTCCTAAGTTCGCAGAGGCGCTTAACGAGATGATTCCTGAGGTTGATACGGATAACATAGAAATATCTGTAAATCGCCTTAAAAACCTGTTTACGGAGGTGGTCAAGTCTTCCGGTTTTCAAGAATTCTATAAGAGCCTGATAGACGGCACCGCATCGGCTATCGGTAAGATTCGTGACGGCTTCAGTGGTCTTGCGGCATTCATCGCTACTGTCTTCACAGGTAAGATGCTGCAGTCAGTAGTAGTCTACTTTGCCCAATACTGGAATATGATTGGCACTACAATATCTGTGTCTCAGACAGCAGAACAGCAGAAGTTATTGGCCACTCAGAAAAGGATCGCCGCCGAGCTGGCATTAGAGCAGACCAAGACGGCATATAATACTATAGAAAACGGCAAGAGGTTAGCTACAGCAGTTCAAGTGAATAAGGCTGAGAGAGCATTGACCAAAGCAGCATTGGCAGAAAGTAAAGCCGCTGACGCGGCTCGGGCGGCATCGGCGAAGGCTGCAGCCGTACAGTCATCTACAGCCTGGGGGAAGGCGATGAACACCATGAAGCTGGCAGCAGTCGGGGCGTGGGTGAAGATACAAGCCTTGTGGAGTACCGTAGGGCAAATGGCGCTTATATCGGCTTTGGCCGCCATTGTCGGTTACTTCACCAATATGTACGCGGAGGCCAAGAGGGTGAAGAATATCTTTTCCGACTATAAAAAGGAGGCGGAGGGTGTTACTCACACAGCCGAGATTACGCAGTTACAGACATTGCAGAAGTTATATAATGATGCCGCCGGAAATAGGGACCGGCAGAAACAGATACAGGCCAAAATAGAGTCAAGCCTGGGCGTACAGATAAAGAAGGAACAGGACATTAACAGTGTGCTCCGTGAACGTATCAGACTGTTGGAAGCCAATGCTGAAGCAGACTTCTACACCAGGAAGAAAGTAGAACTGCAAGCTCGCATTGGCGAGATAGCGTCTGATGTTGGACTATCCGAGAAACAACTGCGGGAGTTGGCGAAGATGTATCCCAGCAGTGAGCAATCCGCAACATCCAGGCAAGAGTACTACTCGAGGAGCCGCTCCTATGTCAAATCTAATGGCGGGCGGTATCACGTGTTCAAGCAAAATAGTATCGATTTAGCGGCGAAAGAATATCTGCAAACTGTACGCGTCTTGACAGATGCATCCCGACGGGCAGAATCGGCTATTGCTAAAACTGTGACGGAAACGGCATCTCCGCTGAATGGTGGCGGAACAAGCGCTGGCACTGGCGGTGACATTTCATCTTCTGGACAGTCCGAACTGGAGAAACAGCAGGAACGCTATGCGCAATCTCTTAGGGAACTGAATGCCCGTCGGAAGGTAGAGGCTATGAGTGTCGATGAGTACAACAAAGCCTACGCCGATATTACCAAGAACGCTCTTATATCAGCCATGTCATCTCCCGACAAGGGTGTCAGCGGCAGTGATTATGCGGGGAAGCTGGCTGAAGACTATCGGCAAGCGATGATGGACATCGCTATGGCCACTACAAGAAACATCGTAGAGGACCTGGAAGAAGAAGTTAGAGCCGAGGCCACACCGGTACGCGGTCGGAGGGATACCACTTTTGACTACAAGAAGAGCGATGTTGAGAAGCTGAGTGAAGAATTGGATATCTGGGACGAGTATAGGAACAGATTGCAGCGAGCCGTTACAGATGGCGCGGATTATCTTGTTGAAGAACTGAATGGCGCTATGGGTAAGGTGAGTAGCCTGGAGGACGCTCTCAAGATAGCCGAGATTCAGGAGGACATCAAGAATCTCAGTAGGGAACTTAATGAGAATATCTATGATGGCGTGAAGAGCATTGCCTCCTCATCAGACAGGATGGTGAGCGCATTCCAGAGCTTGCGAGATGTGATGAATGACGTGGATGCGACAGCCTGGGAAAAGATAATGGCAGTGTGGAATGCAATCATGAATTCTGTCGATGGCGTGGCAAGTGTTATCCGTACTATCGAGAACATATCTGCTATCAGTAGTAAGCTGGCAGGAGCTAAGGAAAGTAGCGAGAAGGCGGTGGCCGGTAAAGTGGCAGAGGCGGCAGCAGATAGTGTTGCTACAGCTACAACAGTAGCCAATGCAAAACTGAAGACATCAGCCGCCATGACCGAGATGGCCGCTAAAAGTACGGCGGCTTATGCGGGTATACCGTTTGCCGGAACGGGACTTGCAGCTGCGCAGATTGCGGCTATGACGGCTATGATTGAAGCCGCAAGGGGTGCGATACCTCAATTTGCGAATGGCGGTATTATTTCGGGCGGTCCATATTCCGGAGATAAGATTTTAGCACGAGTCAATGCAGGCGAGATGATTCTGAATACCAGACAGCAGGGCAATCTGTTTAAAGCGCTTAACGGCGGAATCACTAACCGTTCCGGACAATTGAGTTCTACGGTGTCGACAAGGGTCAGGGCAAAAGACCTTATACTGACAATTAACAATGAGTTGAAATCCCAAGGAAAAAAAACAATATCATGAGTTACGGATTAATATATAAGGTTCCATTCGCAGCGCTGGACAATACTCCATGCGTAGTAGAGATAGAGAGAGAAGGCTATACGGGTGGCAGTACAGAATTAATAGCCGGAGAGACACCATTTACCGTCGATATTGATGATGAGGAATTTCTTTATACGCCTACACGTTTCTCAACAGCTACGTTGTCGGTAGTAGGGAGTGAATACTTGCAGTCTCTTTTTAGCACAGAATATAGACAATATAGGGTTACGCTGAAAGTAAATAATGCTATTACTTGGTGCGGCTTTATAAAACCAGAGCTGTATACTCAGGATTATTCATCAGAACAATTCACTCTTGATATTGAATGTGTGTCAGCTATGTCTGTGTTAGAATTTATCAATTATAAAACTGAAGGCGATGATAAACGGTTTGTTTCTTTGTGGAGTTTGTTAAGAAGATGTGTAGCTTATTCAGCTGGAAGATATGAGGCTGTATATGTTCCGTATGTGTATGCGCGTAGCCGAGAGAAGTATATGGAAGAAGGCAATGTCATAGACGAAATGCTGATTAGTGAACAGAATTTTTTTGACGAAGACGGTGAACCTATGAAAATGAAAGAAGTCCTTGAGGAAATCTGCAAGTTCCTTAACTGGACATGTGTAGATTGGAAAGGGGAGTTGTACTTCATAGATGTGGATCATTCGGGAACATACCATCGATTCAGTACTGATTTATCAGATAAGACAAATGCCGAAATTAATGAAATGAGTATACAGGATGATATAGGATTCATGGGGGCGGAACATAAACTTGATATTATTCCCGGGTATAACAAGGTAAGGGTTAAATGCAGTAATTATCCCGTAGCAGATTTGGATTTCAGTATTAACTATGACGATTTGGGAACGTTAGTGGCTCTAAATGATATAGTGGCAGGGGATGACGTGTCCCACAGAGTATTGATGCTACCGGCAGATACCGAAATGATGCAGTATGCAGGCTCGTCATCCGCGCCGGTTGGGAATATAGGCGAGTATAAAGGCGATTACGGCGCAGAAGAACTGCTCGGAGCGTTGCCAATGAAATACTGTAATTATAAGATGGAGAATAAAGATGGGGGTAAGGTACCTAATATCACAGAGTATAATTATACGAATGTTGTTCGAATCCGTTTAAAAAACTCAAATGGAAGTTCAATTGGCGGTTATACTCCCGTATTTAAATTGAAAAGCCCTTGTGTGGCCTATCCACCGGGAGTTTTCTGCATAAGTGCTTCAGCTAAGTATTTCAAAAATTCGGCCCTATCCCCTTTAACAAAGGATAAATGGGGAGGGGACTTGAGGGTCGGATTTAAATTGTTCGTCGGTGGAAATGATTTTACGACAGATGAAGCGTGTTTGGGAAGCAGTCTGTATAAGTGCTCGTATTTGTCTTTCGGAAAGTTTTCAGACGCGGATTATAAAGAAATTGATAACGATAAAAAATTATCGGATCCATATACTGGGGCCGCGGGAAAAATGATATATACTTCGTCAATCGCTACACCGGGGGTACTGGCGGGAGATTTGGAGTTTGTTTTACTTGCGAGTCTGTATCCTTCTGAAGTTGATAAATACGGACTTTTTTTGCAAAATTTCACTATTAAATTCATAAAACAAGATGGGGGGATTAGTTCTAACGGTTCGGATCGAATTTATGAAAATGTGATAAATGAAAATTATATCAACGAACTCGAGGACATCGACTTTAAAATAAGTTCATACAACGAAGACGGAGCAGGGTATAGTAAAGTTATGTATGCAGGGCATTTGAGTTTTATTAACGACGGGTATGTGGAGGATAATTTGTATAATTCAATAATGGATAGCAATAAACGTCCTGAAGAGCTTCTGATTACACGTATAGTAAATCATTACAAGACTACTAGAATAAAATTGACGCAAGTTTTAAAGCATAATCAGTACATATCCCCCAACACTGTTTTGTCGGACAGATTTATGGTTAATAAGAAATTCATCAATGTAGGTGGTACCATTGACTATAAGATGAATAGGTTTAATTGTATAATGCTCGAAATATGATAGATGTTCCTATAATAACAAGAACCGTTCCGACTAAATCAAGATCAGGAAATTATCCAGTAGGAGCTGTTATTGGCAATGGGGGGACTACCGGAAATGTTGTTATCGAGGGCGGAAAAGGTGTTGATATAATAAAAGAACACGATTCTAAATCTTTTACGGATGCTAACGTGCTGTCATCATTACGTGCAGCTGCAGAGTTTATCAGTCAGAAGAACGACAGTTCCGTAAAAGCTATTGTTGATTTTCTGAATGGGATAAAGATAAAAGGGGTATCTGTAAAGAGGATATTAGAGAGGCATGTAAAGGTGGATGATGTTACCGATACCGATTTAATGAGTGCTCTTAGGGTTATTCAAGAGATAGCGGAGCGCGCAATCAGTAAAATCAAGCCAGACCAAACCAGCTATTTAATAAAATTCTTAGGTGGATTATTTTCTGACTACATCCAATCAATGAACTTTTCTTCCGGTGCTCTCGGTGAAGGCTTTGTTATTAAAGTAGACAGCAAGACGGGTAAATCCTACATTGAAGTGGACGAACTCTTTGTGCGTATCAAGGCGATGTTCTCCGAACTGGAGATAAAGAAGCTCTCTTATGCAGGCGGAAACTACATGTTTACCGCTGCCGGAATGAAATGCGGAAAGGTGGAAGAACACGAGGATTTTTGGCGTTGCTATCTTTTGGTGGATGATGGAGAAACGGCTATCGAGACCCCGTTCAAGGAAGGCGACCAGATACGTTTCCAGGACTTCAACATTAAGCCGGGTGTCTACGAGAATGTATCCAACCGTTACTATTGGCGCCTATGCGTAGGTGTCGGCGAGGATTACATAGATCTTAGCAAGACGGACTGCGATGCAAACAGCGACATACCGCAGGAAGGTGATAGCCTTGTACAACTCGGAAACAGAACGGACAAGAAGCGTCAGAACGCAATCACCTTGTCCGTGTACGGGGACGATGCACCAAGTATCCACCAGTATGCAGGAATAAATTCTTATTCTTTAGCTGGCAAGGAAGTGACGGTTATCAGTCCGCAAGGCAACAAGTTCATGGGTGACTTTATCCTGAAAACGGGTGTGAATATCCTTACCCAGTTCAAGATATTGGAAGATTTGATTTACTCTGAAATCTCCAAAGTGCTTGACGAGGTGCAGGCAGAGGATAATTACCTGTACAATGCGGCATTTGCAAGCAATACGAACGGTTGGGAGACAAAGAACGATGTTCGTTTCTTTACTGTGAACGGAAAGTTCTTATTGGTTAACGACAAGTTCTATTCCCGCAAGGATGCCATGGCTGCCGTTATCAGAGACGGGGATAGAAACGTGCTTCGTATTCTTTCTTCCGGAATTAAACAGTCAAATGCTGATTTAGCCAATAAACCGACCTATGAGGAAGGAGAAGAACCGAGAAAGTTCTTTATCTCTTTCCGGTATAAGGTAGCTACAGCCGGAACGCTGACAATAGGATTTCCCGGTCAGAACCTGCATTTCACCGAACGTCTTGAACCGAGTGAGGAATACGCAATGAAAGAGTATTCCGGCACATGGGACGGAACGGGCGACTTTGAATTGAAGTTTACGGGGGATATATACATACATTCGCTGGCTCTTACCGAAAACGCATTCGAGGATTTATATACAAAATTGAGTTCCGAAATAAAGCAGACGGCAGAAAGTATCAGGCTGGAAGTAAAGGAACTCTCGGAAAGCAACAATCAAAGGTTCTCACAGATTGAGCAGCGGGCTGATAGCATTGAGTTGTCTGTTTCCGAAATTGGAGACAGCGTAAAAGAGTTGGGTATTAAAATTGACGGAATAAATGATGAAATTTCATTATTCGTTAAAAAGGACGACATCATTAATTCCATAAATGTCAGTGATGAAGGAATAGTTATAAATGCCAATAAAATCAATTTAGAGGCATATACTCCCAAAAATGGAGTTATAGCTGCTATAAATTTAGGAGATGAAGGAATTAAGATTAAAGCAGAAAAAATAGATATATCCGGAGCTGTTACATTTGACTCTTTGAATAGTTCCTTACAAAGCACTATTAATGAGAAAGTTTCATCGTCTTCTCTTGGCGGACTTGCATACAAAGATGCAGTTGAGGCATCTCAATTAGGAAGCACCATAATCACTGGCGGATACTTAAACTCTAATTTTATAAAGGTAAATACCTTAGAAGCTGGATTGATTGACGGAAGAACTGTAATGACGATAGGCAGTCATGGAATTCGTATGAATGAAGGACAAATTGTCTCTGCTGAGATAGGGACTGAAAGCGTTTCCAACACTTACGGTGGATATATAATATTAAGAGAGCTTGTAAGAGATCCATCGCCTTTTTATTGTAAGCTAACAGCAATGGATTTGATTTTCTACAATCCCGATGGTTCTGTAGATAGACGTTATTAAACACTTTAACTATACAAATATATGAAAATCAATTTTAATCAACCCTTCAAAAACTACAAAGGAGAAGTTATTATAGAAGATAATGGCGCTCCGCAATTAATTAAAAATGTAGTTTCCGCATTGTTATTTAGCGGGAAATGGCTTGAAAGGAAAGCAAATGCTAAGCCGGAAGAAAAAGTTATGGCGTACGACTTAAGCATACGTGTTTACAAATCTATGGAAGAACTGGAGATAAATATCGAAGAAGCAGCCATGATTAAAGAGGCAGTTACCTCCCTTAATCCCGGCGGCTATGTACAAGTAATTAATTTAATTGAGGGGAAATAATGGAAATTACAAATGTTAATAAAAAAGGAACAACAAGAGTTTCTGATGACATACGTATCAAATACAACATGTCTGTAGACAAATCTGAAAAAGTTAGTGCTATGACAGCCAATATAGTAAAGGGAGATACTATTGTGGGGTTCTACAATGTTTCCGCCAATGGTGTTTTAGGACTTTCTTTTAGGGAGAATAATGAATTGACGACAGAAGAAATGAAACAGATATTTGACAATGCAATCAATGACTCTGTCGAAATACTAAATAAATAATTTGCGTTATGGCTTGGACAGAACAGGATTATCAAGAAATAGTTGCCCGCCTTATGGCTAACTCCATAGGAGTTAATGAAGTACCGAATGCGGACAAAGCGGATGATGTAACGTCATTGCCTGCATTTAAACCTTCAGGAAGCGACAGTGAAGCTTCTGTGGTCAATTATCCTTTAGAATTTTTGAAAGGAGAACAAGGCGAGCCAGGTATACAAGGAGAACCTGGGAAGTCATTTAAGGTAGCTGGTGAATACGCCACCCTTGAAGCCTTGAAATCCGCTGTTCCCGATGGTTCGGCAGTTGACGGGTTCATGGCTGTAGGTACGGAAGCCCCTTATGATTACTACGCATGGGTGAACGGCGAATGGGTAAGCCAGGGGAAGATAGGCGGCATAGATGAAGCGCCAACTGATGGAAAGGCATACGGTCGTAAGAATGGGGATTGGGCGGAAGTTCCTGAGCATTTAAATCTTACATCAGAGAATTTAAACGATATAAATGGAGCGGGGTTTGCTACGCAGAAAAGCCCTACTGATTACACATCACCTGAAAATAATTATCCTATTAATGAGAATGGAGCATTGATTTTCGCAAACGCCAATTATGGTCATTCTAATCAAATCTATGGCTCTTATCTAACTAATAGATGGTTTGCAAGAGGTGGTGGTAATCAACAGGGCGTTAGGACTAATTGGAAAGAGTTTGCATTTACGGACGACGTCCTCACCAAGACCAACACTTCATCATTCACCCCTACGGGCGATTACCAGCCTGCAACGAAGAAGTATGTGGATGATAAACACATTATGCTTACGATTACAGATGAAGCTCATATACAGTTGATTTCAAATCAAGAAGTTAAAGCAGGAGAAGCCGAATCAAAAATAAATCTTGTATTTGGAAGCATTGATAATTTTAAAAATATTATACAGAGATTATTAAGTGATAATATTTTATTCCTAAAAATTACAGAAAAAGAAATCTTTAAAGTAAGTACGAGTCACACATATTGCAATCCCGATAATGGAGCTTATGAACTTTCGTTTATTTATACTTATACTTCTATTGCCGATGCAAATAATATTAGCTTAGTTACAAAAAGAATTTTTATTGCATTGAATTCAAATGCTACAAATTTTTTCGTAGTAAAAGATATACTCGTTTCCGACAACCTCACCACCCTCACCAAGAAAACCGCTGCCGAGTACGATACTATTGGCTCTAAGGATGCCAATACAGCATATTGTGTAACCGATTAAAGGATAATGATTATGTTAAAAATAGGAGAATTGACCTCAGGGCTATTTGCTGGAGATAAGCTGATTGCGGGCAAAGAATTTGATTGGAGCAAATTATATGATGCTTTAACCTATTTACCACCTACTGATACACAATATAGAACAAGAATGTTAATAATAGCCAATCTTAGTTCACACGATATTAGTCTATATAGAAGTGGACAATTAACTATTGTTGAAAGTGGTAAAATAGATTGGTATTCTAATGGTGTAGGTAGTAATATTGATTTTGATATACAAAATGAAAGCAACGGCCCTGTTAGATATTTAGAAATCTATAAATGTAGACTTGTAGGTAGTAGTGATTCGCAAATGGAAATTAATGAAAATATATGTCAACCTGGAAGTGCTATTCAAAGTTTTATTGCTGGCGATTTTGATGATTTAGATTATGTACTTTTTGTAATGAATAAATAAGATGATGTATATGAAAACAATCTACTACAACAGCAAATTAGCCAAACTTATCCTCTTTGGAGGCTACACAACTATAATGTTCTTCGGCTTCATCCTTACGAAGCTGAAAGAGTTGTCCGAAACAACTATCCGCCATGAACGTACACATCAGAAGCAATTCTTCGAGTGCATGGAGATAGCGGCTATCCCTTCCGTATTGCTGGCATTCCATGTCAGTGCATGGTGGCTGTTACTTATCCCGTCTTTCTATTATCTGCTTTATTTGACAGAATGGTTTGTAAGCTTCGTGTACCACCTGTTTACAGACAGCAAGATTGGGGACGGTAAGGTCAATAAAAACGCCTATCGAGCGAGCGCATTTGAGATGGAAGCCAAACTCAACCAGGATAATCCGAACTACTTGAAAGAACGTAAATGGGGAGCGTGGTTCCGCTATTACGGCAAGATATGAAAATCCCGTCCTACTCTCACGAGCAAAACGGAATGACAGTAGTTCGCTTATTTGATAAGAGACACAAAGATAGGAATAATTGACAAATAACGATAAGATGAAGAATAACATTATTACCCAAAGCATACCGGGTGGTTTCTCGGTAATAGCAAGCAGTTTTATTGCACAGTCATTGGAACACATGATACCGTGGCTGATAGTAACATTTTCAGTCGTTGTATGCGATTTGATGTTCGGGATAAGGAAATGCTTGCTATTGGGTGAAGAATTTCGGTTTTCAAGTGCTGTGCGCCGTACTATGGGTAAAATGGTGACATACTTTGCCTTTGTTTGTATGGTGGTGATGATAAACATTGCTTCCGGCAATAAATGGAATATTGATGTGTATTCATGCTTGTTTGTCTGCTTCATAGAGTTCTGCTCTATCATAAGCAATATCTTGAAGCCAAAGGGATATAATTTCAACTTACTGAAAGCGTTGGGATTGTTCGGAAAGAAAGTGCTCGATGTAGAGAAAGAAGATATGAATGAAATAATAACTAAAGATAAGGAGTAACAAAATGAAAAAGAAACTGATTATCGCGGCGATTGTTATCGCTATTATCGTGGGAGTTATGCTGTACATGCACTACACCCCGTTTTGGGTGAACTTGACTACTGTTGTATCATTCGGTGTCGGTGTTGTTGCCGGATGGGTGGCTCGTTTAGTTTATGACAAATATTTCAAGGAGGACGTGCAGAATGAAAATATTGATTGACAACGGGCACGGAAGTAACACTCCGGGAAAGTGTTCACCGGACGGAAGATTGAAAGAGTATGCGTATACCCGTGAGATTGCCATACGATTGGAAGCGGAGCTGCGAAAGAAAGGCGTTGATGCCGAACGTATCGTCAAAGAGGAAATAGACGTTCCCTTATCGGAGCGTTGCCGTAGGGCGAACGAATACAAGGCAAGTGACGCAATTCTCGTATCCATCCACTGTAATGCAGCGGGAAGCGGCTCTGAATGGATGCAGGCACGTGGTTGGGAAGCATGGACTTCGACAGGTCAGACGAAAGCCGATAAATTAGCTGACAGCTTATATGCGGTAGCCGAACGACTTTTGCCGGGTATGAAGATACGCAAGGATATGACGGATGGCGACCCTGATAAGGAAAGCGGATTCTACATCTTGAAGCACACGAAGTGTCCGGCAGTCCTTACGGAAAACCTATTTCAAGACAATAAGGAAGATGTTGGCTTTCTATTATCGGAAGAGGGCAAACGGGCAATAGTAGACTTGCATGTGCAGGGAATTGTGAACTATTTGAATAACTCTAAAAAGTAAACATCATGGCAGCAGAAGTTTTATCATTTCAACAAGAAGAAGGCAAAACAGCGTATTACGCAACGTTTGTCAGTGACGGTAATCCCGTTACCATACAGATAAAGAACAAGGGCGGATATGTGACCGTACATGCAAACATAGAGGGTATGAAGCCCGTGATATTGTATCCTAACGTGCGTGACAGCAACGGTGTTCTCGACTCTATATTCCGTGTCGCCGGAATAGTGGCGGGCGTGGAAATCACAATCAAGAGCGCCGAAGTATTGGAAGCCAAAATGATTAAAGAGGGATAGCCTATGAACCCAATCACTATCCCCAACATCACCATCCCGACAATCGGTATTCCTACTATCGGGATACCGTCTGTCGGTTTCCCGTCCGCTTCGGGCGGTGGCGGTCTTTCATGGCCCGCTGGTATGAAAGAGCACATTAAGGCTTGGTATGACCCAAAGAAGCAGGGTATGACTAACTATGATGTGATTGAAAGTTATGCAGACGATTTTACTAAATGGAGAATTGAAAACACAGGAGTTACTTCTACTCAAAAGAAAATAGTTATTGCTGCTGGTACAGAACTAAAATATAATGTCGCTTATAAAGGTTTTAAAAATTCTATTGCTGAATTTGATATTAAATATACAGGTAATGCTGTTATAAGATACCAATATAACAAGGAAGATGGTACAACGGGTATTATTACTATTAATAGAAGTGGTATCTATCATTTACCTGCCAGCATTAAAGCTCAAAAGAATTTTGGTTTTTATTGTAATCCTCAAACAGTAACAGAAGAAGCTACTATTGAGCAACTTCCCACTTCTATTCTAAAAGACTTTAGCGGCAACGGCAACCACGCCTATTTGTATGGTGGTAAAGGTAAGCTGAATAGCGGGATGGGAGTGTATAAAGAGGACTTTACTACGTGGAATTATGTACCCGAAAGAGGTGATGTTACAAGAAGTTATAACACGATACATATTACAAAAGTAACGAATACAGTTACTGCTAATATTATTTCTAAAACAAATGAATTTGGTAATAGTATTACTTTAAAAATTGTTGGTGCTACTTCTGACAATCCTTTAATGGTAGGTACTTATTCTAAACCTAATGGTTATACTGCCATATCTAAAGATGGAGTTTATTCTTTTGAAATAGATGAACAGTATTGGGGTTTTAGATTTAATAAAGATGGTGATGTAAATGTAACCATCACCCAAATCCCCGACTACCCCGACCAGCTTTGCTATGATGGCAAGATGTACGCTGTTGCTTATGATATGCCTATATTAACGGATTACACGGTGATGGCGGAGAGGACGTGGTTTGAGAAAGAAGAATACAGTGCTTTTATATCCAACTCATTAGGCGGTATGGAAGACCCCAGTAATGGTGCTTTTAGCGTAGAGTTAAAATCTTTAAATAGTTTTACAACAATTAGTTTTGGAAGTATAACAAGTATTGGTATACCGGAAAAAGGGATAACTTATCAAACAAAGCAGTCTTATAACGGTAATTCTATCAATGTTGGAACAAAAGAAAGCAATGACATTCTTATTTTAGGGGGTAGATATTTTTATAAAAACGATAATGCCGCTGGAAATACTTGGAATGGCTGTCACGGCGCCATCATAGTCACCGACCGCAGCTTCACCGAAGAAGAGATAAACTGGCTAAAACAAAACTGGGATAAGATATGAGAAATAACATATTAGGTGCGGTGGTCTATCTATCCACCGCCATAGTATTCGGTGGCAGTACTGCATTGCTGATGCTCTTTATCAAGGAGAACAGCGACCGTTGCCACTACTATAACGGCAAGTGGAATAAAACAGACTTGCTGTGTGGGGTTGCCGCAATATGTGCTGGTATGGTTGTAAATCATTATTTGTTGAGGTTATGAAAAAACTATCCTGGCTATTAGTTGTATTGCTGGCAATCGCTTGTGTGGCGGTTTGGTTCCGTCCGCACGAGCCTTTGCCGGCAGAAATCCGTACCGAAACGAAGATACAGACGGTTGTCGAGTTTGATACGGTTCTTATCTCCGCACCGATAGCCGTCTTTTGGCAGATATTGCCGAATGACACAGTACGAATAGGTGATACCTTGCTTCATCGCAAACGGGTTGTGTATGAAGATAGCTTGTATCATGCGGTGGTGAGCGGGTATGTAGACCCACGGCTGGATAGTATGCAGGTCTTTCCTAAGACGGTTTATCAGACGGTGACAAATGACATCTATCATCCGGTTCCCATCAAACCAAAGAAGAAGCGTTGGGGATTAGGCTTGCAGGCTGGGTATGGGTATCCAGGCGGATTTTATGTTGGTGGTGGGGTGAGTTATGATTTGTGGCAGTGGTAATTTTGTTATTCTGAAAAATACCATTATATTTGCACCATTGTATTAGTATCATAGTATCGCAATATCCTTATAAAAAAAGGGGTATTGCGATTTTTTTATATATATAAACAATTTTATTCATGAAAAAAAACAAGATGTGCCTCGAATACTTTATGAGGCAAAAAAAAAGCTTCCTGATGCTGGTATGTATAATAGTGGAGCAATTGAAGTTGTAGAAGTTCCTTTTAATGGTAAAAAGGTGAAGGTTGAATTTAAAAGGACAGAAGCGGGAATCTTCCCCGTAGGCTGGTAT